GATAGGTGCTTCTCAACTAGAGCCCACAATATCAGAAGATATTCAAGAAGGTAGAATTGGTGATGCAGCATTAAAAGGTGTAGGCACAGCATCAGATGTAGCATTAGCTGCTTCTCCTTTTATTGGCCCAGCAGGTTTAGTAGTTGGTCCAGCAGCATTAGGTGTAAAAGCTGCAACTAAATTATTCAAAGGAAAAAAAGGTGTAAAAGCAGGAATGTCAAAAGTAGATGAAAGTAAATTAGTAAAAGATAAATTTAATTATAGTAAAAAAAGAATTATGGGAAAAGGTGAGTCTAGATTATATTTTAATAATAATGAAACTTTAGGACTAATGGAACTTGGTAAAGATTTTGGTTCTGAAAGTAAAAGAATGTATCAAATATTAATGAGAGATAAAAATAATAAACCTACAAGAGTTGGTAAAGTTGTTTTAGCACAAAAGCCAGATGGTGATAGCAAAATACAACATTTAGTAAATATAGAAATTGACAAAAAAGAAAGAGGAAAAGGTATTGGAGAATATATAGTAAATATGTTATCAGATTATTCTGATGATGCAAAAGGATTTGCTATAAAAGATATTCAAAAAAAAGCATTACCTTTTTGGAAAAAACTAGGTCTTTTTGATACTACGAAAAAACAAGGTCGAACAGATGGTTTTGTACCTAATACATCAACAAATTTTAAAAATGCATATAAATTAGAAAAAACACAAAGACGTGCCCAACCTGATAAGTTAAAAGAATTAGCTAAACAAGTAGAGGAGGGTAAAGTAACAAAAACAAAATGGGATGAAGAAGTAAAAAAACTAAATCCTGTTAGTATGTTTGAAGAAATGCCCACTGTGCCTTCATTCAGAAGAATACAAGCAATAGTTGGAAATAAAGCTACTAATAAAGTTATTGGAAAAGATATTAGTTTAGAAAGTTTAGATGGTAAAAGAATTTCTAATAGATTAGATATTCCCTCTTATGATAATTATGATACTTGGGTTCCTACTATGCATGAGTTAGGAGCAGCTAAAGGAGAGCCAGGAAAAGTAATTGGATATGGCCAAACTGCTGTTTTAAAAAATGTAGACTTTCATACACCTGATATGCAAAGACCAATTAAGATGGCACTGAAAGTAGCACAAGGAAAAAGTAAAAGTCCTTTTGCAGGTATGGAAGGAACTTTTAAAAATACTCCAGTTGAAGAAGCATATAATAAAGCATCAGAAATATTAGAACAAATTAAAAAAGGAGAATCTGATTATATACAAGTAGGATATAATCCACAAAGAGCAAGTTATTTTTATGATAGAGCTACAGGTTTACCAGTATTAAATGCAGAAGAAGTAATACAGGTGGGACCATTAGTTTTAGCAAAAAAACCAATAATGGGAAAGGCCGCTAATTTTAAATTTGAAAAAGGTGGCTACGTACACAATTACATAGAGGGACTATAATGGCAGTAGAAAAAAATCCATTCGAACAAAAAGAAGAATCAACTAATGTAGTAAATATAAATGCTACAGTACCAGAAGATGAGAATGTATCTTTTGAAGTTGCAGATGATGGTGGGGTTGTAGTAAATTTTGGTGAAGAAGGAATAGAAGAAGAAGTAACAGCAAAAGAATATTATACTAATCTTGCAGAAGATATGGAAGAAGGTTTGTTAAATGATATTGCCAATACTGTTATTGATAATTTTCAAGCAGACAAAGATTCTAGAGGTGAATGGGATTCAATGTTTGAAAGAGGATTTGATTTACTAGGATTAAAACTAGAAGATACAACAGAACCTTTTGAAGGTGCGTGTACTGCAGTGCATCCACTATTAATTGAATCTGCTGTTAAGTTTCAAGCAAAAGCTTCACAAGAATTATTTCCTGCTGGTGGCCCAGTAAAGGCACAGATATTAGGAAATCAATCTGTAGAAAAACAAGAACAAGCTAATAGAGTTCAGAACTTTATGAACTATCAAATAACTGAGCAGATGCCAGAATACTTTGATGAGTTTGAAAGAATGTTATTTCATCTACCATTAATAGGTTCTGCAATTAAGAAAGTATATTATGATGCCGGACTAGAAAGACCAGTATCAGAGTTTGTACCTATTGACCAATTCTATGTTTCTTATTATGCTTCTAATTTAAAGAAGGCAGATAGATATACACACGTTATTTATCGTAATCCTGTAGATATGCAAAGAGATATTGAAGCTGGTATATATGCAGATGTAAATTTACCTACACCTTCTAATCCATCACAAACAAATTTATCAGAAAAATTAAATACTATTATGGGTATATCACCAACAGCAGATAGTGACCCACAATATGTATTACTAGAACAACACGTACATCTTGACATTCCTGACCCTGAATGTGAAGAAGGTGAGTTTGCTCCTTACATTATTACAGTAGAGGAGGAATCTCGTCAGGTACTAAGTATTCGTAGAAACTATAGAGCCAAAGATGCAAATAAAGAAAAGAGAATGCATTTTGTTCATTACAAATTTGTACCTGGGTTTAGTTTCTATGGGTTAGGTCTTATACACTTCTTAGGTAATCTTACATTAACAGCCACATCAGCTATGCGTAGCTTAGTAGATGCAGGTCAGTTTGCTAATTTACCTGGAGGATTTAAGGCCAAAGGAGTAAGAATGGTGGGCGATAACGAACCTATTGCTCCTGGTGAGTTCAAGGAGGTCGAAGCGACTGGTATAGATTTGCAAAAGGCTATAGTTCCTCTCCCATATAAAGAGCCTTCCTCAGTTCTATATAGTATGCTTGGATTTGTAACTGCTGCTGGTCAGAAGTTTGCAGACAGTACAGAACAAATTGTTTCTGATGCTGCCTCCTATGGACCTGTTGGAACTACTATGGCTTTAATAGAAGCTTCTAGTAAGTTCTTTTCTGGTGTTCATAAAAGATTACATAAATCACAAAGAGATGAATTTAAAATTATTGCAGAGATAGATTATGATTATCTACCAGGAGAATATCCATATGATGTTCCTAATGCAAGTAGAGAAATATTTAGAAAAGACTTTGATGGTGTTGTAGATGTCGTACCGGTTAGTGACCCTAATATACCAAGTAATGCACATAGAATGATGTTAGCTAATATGGCATTACAAATGGCACAACAATCACCACCAGGTATGTTTAATCTTGAAGCATTAAATAGAACAATATTAAATGCTGCTAATATGCCTAACATAGAAGAGATATTACCACAAGCACCAAAGCCACAACCATTAGACCCTGTGTCTGATATAGCTGCTGCAACTAAAGGTATACCTATCTCAGCTTTTCCTGGTCAAAATCATGATGCACACATTCAAGTTAAGATGTCATATTTATCAGACCCAATGAATGGAGCTAATCCTATTATGGCTAGATTAAAACCAGTCTTAGAATCTAATATACAAGAACATTCAATAATGAAATATCAAGAACAAATGAGTGGTACAACAAAATTAATGATGGAGCAAATGCCACAACAAGCTCAACAACCTACAGAGATAGAAGCTGTTATGGCAGCAGCAGCTCAAGATGTTCTTAATGCTAATAAAGCTATGGGTCAACAAATGTCACCAGAGCAACAACTAGTAGCATTAGAGCAGGCAAAAGTAGAACTTGAAAAAGAAAAATTAAAATTAGATGCTGCAAAAGAAAATGCAAAGATAGCTATTGAAGCTCAAGGATTAGATATTAAACGTCAAGCTCAAATGATTGATGCTCAACATAAAGGTATTACTACAAACTTTAAAGCACAAAAGTCTGTAGATGATAGAACAAGTAGAGAAGCATTAAAGAAATTAGATGTTATGACTAAGCTATCTATTGAAGAAGAAAAGATACAATTAGAACAACAAAAGATGTTATTTGATTCTGCAAAGAAACAAGCAGATGTAGAACAAAAAGAAGACAAAGATGTACTAAATTTTATTGAGAAATCAAATAAATAATTTCTAGGATTTATAAATTTCTACTGACTGACCTAGCAGACTTGCCAAGACAGTAGAGTAACAAAGGAGAAGAAAATGGCGAATACAACTTTTAAAGGACCAGTCAGGTCTACAAGAGGTTTTCAAGTAGTAAGTAAAAATAAACTTCCAAATGCTGCTAATTCAGATGTTGAAACAATTAGAATGAGTTCAGGTATGCCTGACTTTACTGGTTTATCACTTACTGATACAGCTACTGGTGCAAGCATTACTTTAGTAGATATGTCTCTAAATGTAATAAACTATACTGGTGCAGCAGCTTGTGCAGCAGCTTTACCTGCAGCAAAAGAAGGTTCAGTTTGTGTATATGTTCAATCAAAAGAAACAGCAGGTGGAACAGCTACATTAACTTTTAATGCAGCAGGCAGTGATGTTTGGAAAACTGGTTC